AATGCTCAGGCTTGGGCTACTCAACTGTCTACGCCTGTATCTGGTTCTGATTACTCAGCCAAGTACAATGCTAATTTAGCGGCTACAAGCGCAACGAGCGCGGCTGCTTCTGCTACTACTGCGGCTAACTCGGTTGCTACTATCTCAGGATATGCTACTACAGCATCTAACTCAGCAGGTGCGGCAGCAACGTCTGCTTCTTCTGCTGCCACTTCAGCATCATCGGCTGCTACGTCAGCCTCTTCTGCTGCAACTAGCGCATCAGATGCTGCTACAACTTATGACAACTTTGATGACCGTTACCTTGGTAATAAAACATCTGCTCCTACATTAGACCATTATGGCAATACACTTCTTGTAGGTGCTATTTATTGGAACTCAACAGACAATAAAATGTATGTATGGTCAGGTTCTGTTTGGGTGCAAATTGCAACCACATCTGTTTATACAGCACCTACTATTGGTTCAACTATTATTCCATCTGGTACGACTGTCACAACTATTGCTGGATTAACTTTAACAGCACCAGTATTAGGCACTGCTACAGGAACATCTTTTAACAGTATTACTGGTTTAAGTTCAACAACACCTGTAGTAGATGGCACAGCAGCAGTAGGTACAGCAACAACAACTGCTCGCGCAGACCATGTGCATCCAACTGATACATCTAGGGCTGCTACTTCTGGTACTTTAGCACAATTTGCAGCAACAACTTCTGCTCAATTAGCAGGAGTTATTTCAGATGAAACAGGAACAGGTGCATTAGTATTTGCTGCTGCACCAACATTAACTGGAACAGTAGTAGTATCGGGTGATATTAATATGACTGTTGCTGGCGGACCAGGAAGTTTAATTGACGAACTAACACTCATTCTTATGGGTGCCCTCTAAACGAAAGGTAGTAACTAATGGCTACAACAACTAAACTCCTCTATAGAGGAACTGCAACAACAAATACGGCTACACTTTTATATACAGTTCCTTCTGCTACAACTACTGTAGTATCAAGTATTTCTGTATGCAATAACTCTGGAACTGCTGCTACATTTACACTTGCTCTTAATTCAATTCCTTTGCACGCTCAAACTACTTTGGCAGCAAACTCAACAGTATATATTGACTTAAAGCAGGTTCTTCCAGCAACAGCAACCATTACTGGTGGAGCATCAGCAACATCAATTAACTTTCATATCTCAGGCGTAGAGGTGGCTTAATATGGGTCTATCAGTATTTCCTGCCGCTGGTAACGGCGTAACTCAGAAGGTTCAAGAATTTACAAGCACTGGAACTTTTGTAGTCCCATCTAACTGCACAACTGTAGAGTTGTGGATGATTGGTGGTGGCGGTGCTGGTGGCGGTGCTTTAGCAACTACAATGTCTACTGTTCACGGTGGAGGCGGAGGAGCAGGTGGGTTAGTAGCGAAAACAATTACAGTAACTCCTGGTGCTTCCTACACCGTAACTATTGGTGCAGGTGGCACTGGTGCATCAGGTGCTATTGGTGGCAATGGTGGAAACACAACGTTTGGCGCACTTGCAACTGCAACTGGCGGTGGTGGTGGTGCTTACAGCGGCGTTGGTGCTAACGGTGGATGTGGCGGAGGAAACTCAGGTGGAGCACCATATATGAGTTCTGCTTCAGGTGCAGGAATTGGCGGCGGAATTGGAACTGGAGCAAGTTACTCTCCAACTAGTAACAGCGGTGGTACGGGTTCACAAGGTGGCAATGGTGGCGGTGGTATTATTACTACTACTACAAGTGCAACTGGTGGTAATGGATTTGATGGAAAAGGCGGCGGCGGTGGCGTGACCACAGGAACCAACCTTTACACTCGCGGCAGTTTTGGTTCTGGTGCAGGGGCAAACTGCAATGCTTCTTCTGCTGCAAATGGTGGAGCAGCAGATGCTAACAGCGGTTCTGGTGGTGGTGGTGCTGCAAGTCTTAACGTTGCTACAGCAGCAACTGGTGGCGCAGGTGGTTCAGGTTACGCACTAGTTACATATTGGAGTTAATTATGGAACAATATTACGCATTTATTAAAAATGGCAAGGTTGCAAATGTTGCTGTCTTTGCTGAGCAAAATGAAGAACTAGCAGATATGGTCGCTCAGGAACAAGGCTACGATGATGCTGTATGGGTAGGGCAAAATCCTCCTGCAATGTACTCCTCATATGATGGTACGGAGTTTATACCAGCAACATTAGATTATCTTTATGAAATTGGTATATCAAACGAAAATCAAGCAATGCTTGATGCTCGCATTGCAGCAGAAGCAGAGAAAATCAATAACCCTGATTCAGTAGTTTAATGTCTTATATCTACTTGAACTTTAGTAAAGGTAATAAAGAAAGTCCTTGGATGGTCACTATTACCAATACGGACCGTACAGAGTTAATATCGCAAAACAATGCTTCTGAATTAGAAGTAAACGTTCCTTGCAAAACCTTTGTAGGAAAGTTTCATTACTTTTACTGTGAAGGTGTAATTACTTGGGATGGCACTAAAGCAATAATTAACGCTGAATAATACATATCCCTGAGCACGGATTAAAACTGCTCAACTAACTTTTTATTTAAGGAGATACGGTGGCAGGCAGAGATATTACCGAAGGTCGCTCGGGACTTCTTACTAATACATCAACTGATGGACTAGTACTGTCCAATGCATACGGTGCTATTGGTGTAGGTACAGGTACTATCTGGCAAAACACTGGTAATGCATACGATGTAGCAATTGCTGGTATTCCATTCTTGTCTGCTATTAGCGACCAGCGTCCTTACGAACGCGCTACTGCGCCGTTTCGTAAGCAGCAGTTTGACTCACAACGTGACCCAGGTGAGCAGTCGCTCACTGGATGGTGGTTACGTAGTCAATCGTCATTCCACACAGGTGCTGGCATTAACTTTTATGACCCACTTGCTAACCCCTACTCAACTACAATTGCATCTAACTCATACCGTATTGCTAACTCATACGGTCTAGACATCTGGACACCAGGGCAAGTAACACTATTGCATGATGTAACAGAAGGTCATAATACATTATCACTTATTGACACAACTTATAAGTTCCCTAAGCAGCACTTGTTTAGTGCTAAGTACAATGGTACTCAAGGTGTAATCTTGCATGATGGCTATGACCTAGACAGAATTGCAGTTGATGGCACAGTAGAACACTGGGTAGATTACAACTCAGGTTCAGCAGACCCTGTATTTGCAGCAACAACTGATGGTACAACTATGTACTGGGTGACTAATGATGCTGTTAATGGTAAGTTACGCATGGAAAAGAAACTTACTTCTGCCTCTACATCTACTTCTCCTACTGTTATGTTTACTCACCCAACGGGTGAGACTGTAACTCGTGGCACTATTGGTTATGTTAAGCAGCGTATTGTTCTTGCTGCTAATAGCAAGATTTATGAGTTCCCAATTACTCAGGCTACTATGCCTACTGCTCGATACACACATCCATCTAGCAGTTATGTATACTCAAGCGTATCTGAATCTGGTACTGCTATTTACATATCTGGTTATGAAGGTATTAAATCATCTATCTTTAAGTTTGAACTAGACACAACAACAGGTGAAATGCCTGTGCTTACATCTCCTATTACAGCAGCAGAACTGCCTATTGGTGAGATTGTGCATAAGATTTATGGCTACCTTGGGTACATTGTTATTGGTACTAACAAGGGTATTCGTGTAGCAAGCATTGCAGTTGATGGCTCATTAACTTATGGTCCACTTATTGTGCACACCGACCAACCTGTGTATGACTTCTGCGGACGAGATACTTATATCTATGCAACAACAGGTGTAGGTGGACGTGCTGGCATTACTCGGTTAGACCTTGGCACAGAAATTGACACACTACGCTTTGCTTATACTAACGATTTATACTATGACTCATCATCTACAAGCAACGTAACAACAACTGTCGCCTTTGCGGGCGACACAGAACGGATAGTGTTTGCTACTACTGCAACATCTAGCCAAGTAGGTTACACATACATAGAAAAAGATGGCATACTGCGCACATCAGGGTACCTTGACACAGGATACATTCGCTATAACACGCTAGAACTTAAGAACTTTAAGCGTTTACATGCACAAGGCGACTTTACCTACGGTTCTATGAGCCTAGAAACTAAAGATGATTTAGGTAACGTTTATGATGTTAACTCATACGATAGAGCCATTGGCAATCCTGAGTCTACAATTACGCAGCCATTTGGTGCACAAGATTCATTAGCATTACGCTTTGTTTTATACAGAGATGCAACTACTAATACACTTGGTCCAGTATTTAAGGGCTACCAACTTAAGGCTGTACCAGCCTCGCCTAGACAGCGCATCATTAAGATTCCGTTAATGTGTTACGACATGGAAACGGATAAGTACAACGGAACCATTGGCTATGAAGGGCGTGCTAAAGAACGCCTGCTTGCATTAGAAGCAGCCGAAGCAAATGGTGACATTGTTACATGGCAAGACTTCCGCACTGGTGAGATTCAACAGTGCCTCATTGAAGAGGTAGCATTTGTAGATGTTACACCTCCCGATAAGAGACTTACTGGCTTTGGCGGTATCATCTCTCTGACCATTAGAACGGTATAACATGAACTCCGATGTAGCAACAATCGTATACTCATACTTCTTTGTAGGTATAACTGTATTTGCTGGTGTAGCACTTATTGCTAGACATGCAATCAAAGAACACACAGAAGTACTTAAAGATAAACTTAACCGTATTGAGTATGCACTTTATAATGATGGCAAGACAGGACTCATTAACAAAGTAGAAGAGTTGCTAGAGAATCAACAGTGTATCCGTGTAGATGTAGAAGTACTTAAAGCAAAGTCGGAAGCATAATGGGATTTACAACTATATTACCAGAGCCAGACTGGGGAACACAGTTCCCTAACGTAGACCCTAGTGAATGGGAAGATGAAGACGATGAGTAAAGCAACACCTGCTGCCATGGCAGTACTACGACAAGCAACAGCCTTGCGCCCTAAGCGCAAGAAGGCTAGCGATGGATTGCTACCATCAGCAGCGCATATGAAACAGAACCCTGACTCAGACCACAATACAGGGTTGGCTGTTGATTTAACACATGACCCTAAGAACGGAATTGATTGTGCTGACATTTTTGAAAAAATTAAAAGCGATAAGCGTGTTAAGTATCTTATCTTCCAGGGCAAAATATGGTCTAAGGAAAAGGCTGAACAAGGAGACCGACAGTACACTGGGAGTAATCCTCATCATAAGCATCTACATATTTCTATTAACCCCGCTATGGCTACCGATACTTCTCCGTGGTTTGCGTGGCTAGATAAACCTAAGTATTCAACTGCTGACCAAGCCAGGTTAGTAGCATCAAAGATTAAGCCACTACCAAAGAAAGGATAACTATGAAAAAGTTTCTTACTCCTAAGGCTAAGAAAGTAATTATTGACTATCTTCTTGCAGTTGCAGCCTCTGCTATAACTATGGGTGTAGCACTTGTTGCCGACATGAAGCCAGAGTATGCAGTTTTGGTTGGTGCTATTGCAGCACCAGCAACTAAATGGGCTAGCAAGCACTCTAAAGACTATGGAAGAGGCACTGAGAAGTAGCCTTTATACGCCCTACAAGGGCATTTTAAGACAAGAAGCCCCCGCTCAGGTACATTAACCTACCTGGCGGGGGTCTTTTCTGCTTTTAATCTTCTTCTTCTGCTAAGTTATCTAGCAAGAACTGGTACTGATTAGGCTTGCTCTTACGTATGCGGTACTTTACTTCATAATATAGTGAGTTAACTATATCCCTTGCCACCATGCCAATGAGTACGGCTATGGCTGTATTGAGTAGTGTCATGTGTCTCCTAGTTGTAGTCTAAGTATAGTTCTCTTGGTATGATATTAAGTTTTTTACGTAACGCTCTGCGTTGATGTTCAGTTGTATTGCCCCAGTATCCCATGACATTATGCTTGAGCGCATAGTCAAGGCACTCTGCTTTAGCATCGCACCCACCACATATCCGCTTGAGCATGTTGACATTGGGGTAAGTCTTTGCTGCTTCTACTGTAAAGAATGCTTCTGGGTCTGTGTCTGCACAGTTAACCTGTTCTTTGAACTTCACTTATCCTCCAGTTGAATAGAATCCAGAGCCTTTGAACTTCACTGGCGGTGAAGTCCATACTCTAGTCATTACCATCTGACAACAGGTTGGTTCCCTGTCATCTCCGAACTCACGATACACCTCTTGTGTCATGTTGCACAAGTCGCACTTGTAATCATAGTTAGGCACAATCATCTCCATCTATTTCAGTAGGTGCAGTTGTAATTGTTCCACACTCAAAGCACTCTTGTGCTAAGTCGTACCATCCAACTGACCTAGTATCTTCATCCCACATTAAAGTTACATTAAACATCTTACAACCACAGATGCAAGCAAAGGTTGGCTCACCTCTAAGGTCATTCACTTTTGCTATTCCAAAACATTTTATAGTATTCAATGTCAAGAGCAAAGCGTTTCATATGCTTGACTAATGCCCCTGTATGTGTATACAAAGGCACTGCTGCTTGATGCATCATGCGGAAGAAGTTGATGTCTTCCGATACGAACTGCTCTCCGACTCCAGTCTCGTTAAAGTATGGCTTAGAGCCATGCAACTTACGCATCTTTGTGACTGCGTTGCGATGCATAAGCACGAATCCAAAGCCAGCCGAACCGACTTTAATGAGAGCGTTAGCAGGGAGCGGGTGGACATAGGCAATCTTGTAGTCATCATCAGTCCAATTAAATACAGCAGGGTATGGTGCCATAACGGAACCTTCATTCTCTTTTGAGATGAAGTAAGTACCAGTAACTACTGGTCTATCTACTGGGTCTGCTGCGTTCCATACTAACTGAAGTGCTTCTTCAGTAAGTACTATGTCGCTATCTACCCATAGAATCCAATCAAAGTCTGTCTTGTCATACCAGAAGTTCAACGCTTCTTGGCGTTGTCTTCCAATCTGATTACCTTGCACACGCATGGCTGACTTGATAGGTAACTTAGATGTTAGTGCTGCATACACAACACCTTCGGTGAACTTGCCATCAGTTGAGCCACCATCGCACCAACATAAAATGATTTGCTCATTCATCTTCTTCGGTTTGTCCTGCATCTGTTGGCTGTGATACAGCGGTGTCTTCTTCTTGGTTGTCTTGCTCATGGTATGGCTTCCACCCTCCTAGGTGTTTAACTAATGAGTTGAGTGCACGCTGCACCTTCATACGTGCACCATCTGGTGTGCTGTCCATGTCTTTAGACAAGGCTGTCCAGTCTGGTGAGTCTACGCTGAAGCGTAGCCTAAGTATATTCTGCTTAGCATCTGTTAACTTATAGTATGCAGATGCAATGTCTGAGCGAAGAGACAACCAGTTGTTACCATCTGATGCTGCTCCGCTACCAAACTTAGCGTTGAGGTCTTGAATCTTGGTAGGGATTTCATATGTCTCCCCAATGATTGAAGGTAAGAACGCTTCGACTACTGACACATCATAGTAATATAAATCTGATACGTCATAGCCTACCTTCTTAGCCTTCTCTCGTTCGCAGAACTTAAGTGCTGCATTACGTAGTGACTTAGCAATTAACTTGTCTCTGTCTTTTTGTTCTAGAGCAGACCACTCTTTGTACTTACGGGGATGGGCGACAAACCATACCCACAACTCTTGTCCTATATCATCACGCTCTAACATAGAGTAACGCTTTGAGTATTCAGATGCGAGTTGCTGTACTAACTGATTGTATTCCTCGATGTAATTCATTATGGAATGATGACCTCGCCATTTACAATTGGCACTGCAAATGGTGTGACCTTGCGGTTATGTTCAACAAGGATACCTAATCCTTGCTGCCAGTTGGCAGAGCCTGATGTAAGGTAACTTGCCTGTTTTATATCCATCATGTGACCCACCTCTAACCCGTATAAAGTACTGGTTTTTCCGTAAAATCCTGTGGTCTCATGTTGTAATCCGATACGGTGCGTGTGTCCACACACTACGGATTTGCCCAAGCGTTTTGCTAAGTTCAATGCGGTAGCCCCTGGTGCACGGTTAAGTGCGCCTTCATCTCCGTGTGCCATTACCCAACCAGGTAACAACTCATGCATCTTATGTAAGTAATTAATCTTTAACTTACCGTAGCCTAATAGTTCCTCAATCTCTAATGACTTGAGTGACATAAATGCAGGTGCATACTTGCGCATGTATGTGTCAATGCGGTCTGTATGATTACTGCGTTGAATGTAAAATGGCTTGTTACCCAGTGCTTTGCGGTAACGAGCCATGATGTCGTGCGTTAAATCAATACTATCTTGTAGGGTCTCAGCATATTCTCCTGCCATACCCTTGTTCCAACGGCTAGGTTCTGGTGCATCTAGTTCATCACCAACACACCAGAGTTCATCTGGTTTGTAGTCAGCAATAAACTCTAGCGTTGCGTCTACAGTCTTATCATTTTGATAAGGAATCTGCAGGTCGCTGAGTACAACGACCCGCTTCATCCGTTACTCCTGTGGTTTGTTACAACTTCCGTCTGTGCAATCGCATATGCGAGGTGCTTTAACATCATTAGGTATACCTTCCCATTGTCCACGTTGGACTAGTAACCCAATTATGGCATAATTTGCAAGGTCAAGTAGCGTATCTTCGATTGATTCATAGTTCGGCGTGTCGCCTGTATCTACTAAGTTGTTAAGTCTAGCCAACTTGTCATACATACGTACGCGCAAGCCGTTCATAGCACCACCTGGTGCACCTGAGATGTTCATTGGACCATAGTCCTCATGCTTCTTGAGCATGACAGTTGCTAGTTCATTATGAATAATAAACAAATCATCCTTGTTTTTCATCTAGGATTTCCTTAATGCTTGAGTCAAAGTTAGACATTGCTTCTTTGATTGAGAACTCTTCCCATACTTCTTCGGCTTTGCCGAACTTGCTGGCTACTAGGATAGCAGCCAATGCAGTAGTACACATCTTAGCATCTTCTAAGTCGCCCTCCATGAGGGTGTCATGTATGTCATGCAGTGCACCGATAATGTCTAGCATTCTATCTTCGGATACTGGTATAGCAATTGCAAAATCTAAATGGTCTACGTGGTCCCAAAAGGTATTATCCAGCGGGGGTAATGCACTCTCTGATTCGCTCATCTAGCCACTCACTTCCTTGTTTAATCATCATGCTGTTGACATCTTCACCATCAGGCATGCTGATAATGTTGACATTACCTAACTCTCTACTGATTTTCTTACCGAACTCTAGACCTGCTGCGTCACCATCTGCTAACACAATGACGACATCAAAGTCGTCAAGGATTTTACTATAGTGTGGCTTCCAGTTGTTAGCCCCAGGTATACCGATGGTTGGGTGTTGTGTCTTAACACTCATCATAATGCAATCGAACTCGCCTTCGGTAACACAAATGTATTTGTCTGCAACAAAGCATGCTTGTGTGTTAAACATAGTTGTTTTAGCACCTACTAGACCCATGTACTTAGGGTCTTCACCATGCAGTGAACGGAATCTAATATCAACTACACCTGACGGTGTAATGTATGGGATAGCAAGTCTGCCTTTGTATGGCTCATGCCCTGGAAGCGGTTCGTCTACCACCCCCAGATGAAAGATGCTTGCCTCTTCTACCGAGAGTTGACGGCTTGCCAGATAATCCTCTGCGAGATTTATCTTGGCTGCGTATCTCTGTGTTGCCTGAAGCAAGAACTGACGTTGCGAATTTGACAGCCTCACGATAATCACCACCTTCTTTGTACATAATTAGGGAATAAGTATCGCCCTTAACTCCACAACCGTGGCAGATAAAGGCGTTCTTATCAAAGTTTACTGCTGCTGATGCATGTGAATCTATATGAAACGGGCACTTCATCTTGCGCCAACCGCTGCCCATAGCAGGCACGGTTGCGCCTATGTAGTGGAGGTACTCTCCAATGTCAGGCTTCTCCCTGTCCAAGCGCTCTCCTTAATAAATCTACATACACATAGCCAGGCATGGTGCAGTACCAATCTCCAGGGCTTCCCCTACCCTTTCGTTTGTGCCACACCACACCTGTCCATGCGTTGTCGTTAGTCATCTCGACTATCAACTCTTCTGTCCACCCCGCTAAGTCCATCTTGGCGTGGTTTTTTATCTCAATGGTGACGCCAGGTATACCTGAGATGTCACCTTTATCTAAAGTTGCACCAGCCAAGCGTCTGTCTACATAAGGGAACCATTGCTTAAGGTATTTAACTACATCTCGCTCTGCTCCTGAGCCTTTTGCTTTGGCTGCGCTACCCATTACATTAGTTCCTTTTTAATAGCCTGAATGGTTAAGCAAGGGTACAAGTCTTGACAAGCCCAACAAGTTTCATCAGGTAATGCGTGGATAATTGGTTTGTGCAATTCTACGACTGCAATAAGCGCAGCAATACTTGCACCACCTCTATCCGCGCTTTTGCTCTGTACTTTTTCTAGCAATTCATCGTGTGTCATACTTTCATTTCCACCTGTCTGTAGTCTCTGACTACATCCTCTAAGTACATAGAGGCTGGGTCAAATGATAGTGATACATATGTGTTACCAGTAAAGTCTGCTTTACCATAACGGTTTTTAACAGGGGCTACGCATAGGTATGCGTCTGGTCCCTGCATCATCTGTCCTACTGTCAATACCATAGCAGGTACCTGACTAACCATACCCTGTAATGCTGAACGTGGCTGACAAGGAAAACCTTGAGCACCTTCTTTGGTATGGTGTAGTACTAATACACATGCATTGGTATCTCTTGCAAGATACTTGAGTTCTTTCATGACCTGTCGCATAGCAGCGAACTCTTCGCCACCATCTACGGCTATGTCCATAAGGTTATCTACTACGATAAGCGTTGGACTTCTACCCCACATAGTTTCAAATGCAGATACTTCTGCATCTAAATCGTTAAGGGTTGGGCTGGGTTCAAACGACCAGTACAAATTAGAGAACTCTCGTAAGAGTTCTTCTGCTTTGGCTGGTTCTGTCTTAAGCATATGTTCTGCATGCGCCTGACTTATCTTTGCTTTCATAGCAAGCAAGCGCATAGCCATAGTGTGTGCATTAGTATCAGCAGAAAAGTATAGTGTTGGTTGTTTTAGCCTTGCTGCGATATGTAATGCAATAGATGACTTACCTGCGCCAGGAGTACCAGCAATTACTGATACTTCTGCACGGCGTAGGATAATGCCTTCCCGTTGGAACGCCTGAAAGGGAGGGGGTAATGGTTCTCCCCCTACCTCAGGCTTACCAATACTACGGCGTAATGTTTTCATTATGCCTTAGTCTGGTCAGGAACGAATGAGTTCCACTCTGCTTGGTTCTGCTTAATGTACTGAGTAGTACACTTGCTTGGGTCGCCTTGTTTAGCAGGGCAGAAGTAGCCCTTGTATGGACCAAACTTACCTGTTAGTCCATGGATGCGTGTCATTGTACCGTGAGGGCAGTTGCGTGAGCCTGCACCCATAGATGGTGCAACTGGTACTGCTGGTGAATCAAATGAATCAACAACTGTAGCGTTAAACTGTGTAGCAATTGATGCTACCTGTGGGTTAGGCGGTACTGCTGCATTGCTACCGCGTACCGCTGTCTCTACTTCATTGACTGCTTCTACAATAGCAAAGATAGTTGCTGATAGTGCAGTGAATTCATCTGCGTTGTTAGCACGCAAAGTGATTTGTGTTTTGTTTGGTGTATGTAGGTTGATGCTGATTGGTGCTTCGCTGTGCATTTATTCTCCTTGAATAGGTGTTACTAGGGATTTCTTTGTGTCTCTAAAGGCACGGACTTTCATTGCTAACTCTATGCCTTTCCAACCTTGTGCTATGTCAACGAAGTGGAGTTCACACTTACCACTACCTGCTGGTAGATGGACGATGATTCCCTTCTCTTGGTTGACACCACCCCAAGAACTACGGGTTGCCGTAGCGGGGTCATACGGCAAGCCGTGTGCGTACACTGCTAACTGCATGGCAATCTTATTTGGGTAGGCAATACTACCAGTCTTTAAGTCAGAGATGTACAACTGTCCATTGTATTCAACGACACGGTCAGGTGTACCTGCAATCTTGTACTTGTCTAGCACGCAGAACTGTTCAATGAACACGTTCTTAAACTTCTTGGTTGCATCTGCATATGCTTGGATGTCAGCGACATACTCTTCTGGTATGACTCCAAGGTCTTCGCCTCGGTCATACTTCTCTGTTAGTGTATGGATAGCAGTACCAATGTTAGCCTGTGCTGTTGCACCTGCTGCTGTCATTGCATCTTCTACTAACTTGTCCATCTCTAACTTGTTATCTCTATGTGCTGATGCAGCAAGCAATAGGTCAGGACGTAATGTTAATCCTGCTGCTGCCATACGCAACTTCCATGCTACTAATGCAGTGCCATCATCTAATGAACCTGCAACTGTAGTAGTGCGTGTGTATGCAACTGGCTTACCACCTTTAGGTGGTACAACCATAGGTCTACCATACCTATCTCTTGGAACTTCTACTTCTGACATACGTCTCCCTTGTTAATAGGTTGGGGAGCAGGAACAAGGAGAGAGCCGAAACCCTGCCACCCCATCCCACTCATCATCGCATAGCCTGACGGGTTATGCGTTGATGTCATTGCCGCAATGCGGACAAAGTTTTTCTCTTTTCTTATAGACCTCATGTATTACTTGGTCTTTGTAATTCTGATGCACATATATCTTGCATCTGTTGCGTGCTTTAATAGCACGCACTATAGCACCTGACTGGTGTAGTACTGACAACACGCCACTTGCTGTGCCGTGATGCCAACTTGTTTTTTCAGCAAGTTCTTTCCATGTCATACCGTTTCCACCTGCTGCTTTTAACCATGCTAACGCTACAACCTGGTTAGTTTCTTCCCGACCAGATATAATGTTATCTATAGCACGAGCCTTAGATGTGTCAGTACCTGACCATCCAGCCGTACCTTTGTATGGTCTATAAGGTACGTATTCAGCCATTATTCATCAGCCTCAACATCATGTATCTCAATGTTGTCAACATCAATATCACCATCATAGAAGTCAACTGTTACATTGTCTGCAAACAAAGACTCAACATCATCTTCATCATCTACATCTACACTGAATGAACCAGTGATTGTGTATGAGGCACGGTACTTGGTTGTGAGTTTGTTGGAGCCGATGGATTCAAGTAACTCATTGACATCTGACTTTGTGAGTGTTGTCTCACCATCACACCATTCACACTCACTGAAGAAGTCACGGACTTTATAACGATTGTCATTTTTTTCTTTGCGTTGTAGGTCTGAGACTTGTTGGACTGCATCTACTTCCTTCGCTCTCTCAATGAAACGTAGTACTTCTGATTCAGTATAGTTTACTGTACCATCTGCTGTTGTAACTTGGATTGTGTTCATGTGTTCCTCTCGTTGTTTAAGTGAGCAGTTTATACACATGCTCAGGTGTAGGCGGTACTGACTACAGTACTCTTACTCGGGTATCATTGCGAGCCTATGGCGCTATCGCTGCTATTGCAGTATGCATACCAATAGTGTGTCCCGTGTGCGCCACTGGCGGGACAACCCAGTGAAAGGCAGTAACTGTACAGGAAAATGAACAAAACCATACAGTTCCCGTGCGCATTTACCCGATAGGTAAACCTATACTAGCAGAGATAAAGCCTTAGTCTTTACTCTGTCGTTGCGTCCACTGAGGGTGGCAGCCGCAAGGCGTTCGGCGCCGCCCGATGCATGATGGTCAGCGTATTCAATCACTGCCTGCCATGCACCGAAAGCGGTACCTCTAATGTTCTCTTGAGTCTCTGACTCTGAGTAGATAGCCCATGCCTTAGCACGTGCATCCTTAGCAATGGTCTGTTGCTTGCGCTCACCACGTGTAAGCAAATCATATGGCTTGTCTTCTACTGTAGAAGGCAATGCCCATACTTGCTTAAAGAAGTTAAGCGTTTGCTCACGTGTCATGTCTTTACTCAGTAAGTTGTTGGCAACTAACTGATAGTCTGCAATAGCAGTATATGTTAGGTTAGTAATGTTGCGGATGTCAGCAATAGATAACTCTTGGTTAGTTGTATGTGACATGCGGTATGTGTACTCATTGTACTTGCGATTCCTATTGCCGTTCTTATTACTAATCAAACCGTTGACTTGATTAGCACAGAACAAACGCTCAATGATTGGCTTGATAACAACAGATGATGAACCATCATGTGATGTCTTAACCAATAGGAATGCAGCGTGTGGGTCGTTGGCTACATTAACACCTTGAGGTAACTCAAGTACCATCCAGATGTTAGCACCACCATTGTACTCACCTGCTGCTGCATAGCGTGCATCACCTGCATCTATGAGTGTATCTAATGCGTTAAACACTTCCATGTTCTGCACCATCTTGTACTTGCTGCCGACAATACCAATGACTGTGCTGTTATCCTCACGGATAATAGCCTGCTTCTTGGTGATGTCTATGTATGTGGCTGGTGTTACACCTTCAGTGTCAATCAGTAAAGGCGTAGCCTCTGCTAGTAGTGGTGCTGTGCGTACAGTCCAGTTAAGTCCTGCTTGTGTGGCTGCACTGGCAGCAGAGGTAGCCTCTACTGCAGTACCACCACGCACCCATGCTGAACGGTTTTTACTTGCTGTTGTCATGTGCTTCTCCAAAGATTCCTGCTGTTACTTTAGGGTGTAGTTCTTGACGCATAGATTGGAAGGCTTCGATTGGAAAACCTGAACCAAAGACTCGGCGCAACAGGTTAGCCAATGAATAGTTTGTTGCTAACGCTGGGGCTAACAATTCAAAAGCCTTATCAGTATCTAACTTCTCATAGTATGTGAGAGCCAGCAATGTAGTAGGCGGTGCAATGTAATCATCTGGTGCTACATCTGTTAGCCATTGCAAACGAGATGCCATAACCTCATCATTAGGCTTTAGCAAACCCATTGCATAGTCACGTACCTGTATATCTTTAAGTGCTAGCAGTGCAGCAGCAGCAACTGTTGCATCTAGTTCTTGAGGTAAGCCATCAATTGTTGGTGTCTTACCTGTAATGATTTGTTCTACAAAATCAGCAGCATGTCCCTGCCATTCATCACCAAGAGTAAACTGTCCGTCTTCATCTTGTGGTGATAGAGGAATCATACGCTCTAACTCTGCGCTTACTTGTTCTTTAGTTGTCATTTGTTTCTGTCTCCCTGTTTAGTCGTGTGTCTATCCATCTATGTATGGACATAGTTGCACCGTACATAGTTACTGCATCCTGCACCCAAAAGAGTGCAGCATCATCGTTGTCTGCTTCTACTTCTATCTCTACTTGTACTATGTACTTAGTACCAGCCATGTTTCCTCCAGTGTGCCCATGCAATTGAGGGTTTGTCATACCTATGTACTACATACTCCAGCCCCCGCGCAACTTGTTGCGGGGCTGGGGTTCCAGGCTTGGTGCCTAAGACTTGTGCTATACCATAGGCTGATGACTTAGGATTGTCTGCATCATGTTCCCATGCTGACTCTTTACCCCATAGTTTCATCAGTGCTTTGTGTTCACCTCTACCCCATTCGGGGTACCACATCTTCATGTATGAGATGGCATACATCTTTGCTGCGTATGGTGTCCATACTTTAGGTAACTTGTGCTCGTTGTAGCACATGTCATTAACATGTTGCGAGTAATACTTTAATGGCAAACCTATTAAACTGGTGAGCGTTAGTAGCATAGTGCTACCTATTGCTCCCCATTTTTTTACGTTAGTCATTCGTCTTACCTTTCCTAGTACCTGTCCGTATCTCAGGTATAAAACCTGAATCCATACAGCCTTTGTAGTCTGTATGAAATGCGTCTTGTCTACCAAAGCCTACATTTATAAGCATCCAGTCTTGGTCTTCATAGATATATCTATGGCAATTACCGCATGAACGCTTGTAGTTGTGGAACTTTACATGCTTGCGGTCAGTCCTCATCACCATACATACGGTCAGGTTCACTACATACACACTCAAAGATAAAGCAACCGCAGTCTGAACACTCGGCATCTTTGTCTAGTGCAATGTCATCATTTAGTTGTGGTTCACTCATCATCTTCCTCCATATTGCATACGTCACATGCTGTGCCGCATTGACTGCAGCGTGCGTCATCATTCATGGCTTACCAACTTGCTAAGTACTCAAACATAGCATCATCAACGCTATTGCCAAGTGCATCATTCAGTTTGTCAATTGTATCCTTAACATCTTCCCAGTACCATTCATTAATCTCCGTGCTACCAAAGAAGAATCCTGATGCAGGTGGTAGGTGTTCCATTGCATACTCAGCACTATTGCTTTCAAGCACCTTCATGCATGTCTCACGCAAGTCAATGATGTCTTGCTTCGTTAGACTGATGGGCGTGCAGTCGTCTACTGCTTCAGCCCTAGTTATAATCCAGTTATGAATTGCATTAGCCTTACGCCAGTATGCAACCTCATGTACTTGTTTCTCGTACAGATACATGTCTAGTCCCATTACTTGTTCACCTCATCTGCACTAGTGCCTGGTACTACCTCAATAGATACCTGCTTGATGAATGGCTTGGTCATGTTAACCCAGTCCACGCCATACTCATCAGCCAATCGTTCCCATGCTGCTGCCTCTACATCTCTAGAGTCAGGGCTAAAGATTGTCTCGATGGTAGTGACCATGATGAAATGGTCTGCTGCAAATAGAACATCAGTTGTAATTAAATTACTCATTGTCTTCCTCTATCCATGGGTATAGTCTGTGTTGGTTAATGACTGCTTCTGCTGGTGCTGTTGTCTGACCACGCCAGAATACACCATCAGGTAGGATAATCAAACGGCTTAGGTCATCCTCCCAGTATGCATCTATAGCATGCATGCATGGTTCGACCATGCTTGTTGGTACTGGTGGGTAGAAGTTACTTGTTAAGTGCATCTTTATTGCTGCTTGCATGCTTAACCCAGTCATGTTGGCTAAGTCTGTTGCAAATTGTGCACCCATTAGAACGGTACCTCTACATGGTTGCGGCATGACTGTCGCCATGCTCTTAGTCTCTGCTTCAAGAATCTATTTTCTTGCAGCAGTTGTACGTTAGCAAATGCTAGTATAAACATCATGATTAGACTAGCACCTAACGCTATAGTTATACCGACAATTGTTCCTGTATCTAAATACATCTCATCTCCTTGTTAGTTGGAATGCATTGCAATAACTTGTAGTTTACCACTGATTACCTCTAAACCCCAGCCAAAAAAACAAGGGAGAGTGAGTGACTGCGTGAGCCACCCACCCTCCCAAGTTCTAGCCTTACATAACCTCTACTGCATGTACCTCTAGTTGGTAACGGAACTCGTCTGCTCCGCCAGTCTTTGACTTCGCTACCCATTGGGTTAAGCGTCCAGTCAGTGTGACTGGTGTAGTTTCAGGCTTACCTTGACGAGCCTTATCTAGTGCTACCAGAGTTTCGATTACCTCTGGGTCTGTTGCTTTGATACCTACGCCTACTACATACTTTGGTGAGCCTACTGCATCACCATTGCTCATGCGTGGTACATCTCGTTGGCTTACCCAACCGATGATTTGTGTACCGTAGTCGTTAGTCTTGATACTCTTGTCAGTGAACGCCTTGATAGTGCCACTAACTGTGAATGTGTTCTGTAACATGTTGCTATCTCCTTGTTTAGTAGTTAGTTGGTCAGGGTTGCCCCTGTCACCTGGGACAGGGCAAGCCTGTTTGTTACCTATATTAAGTTGTTTTCCAATGGCTTGTCACATGATTGACAGTCATTGAATAGTTTGGGAGTGAGGATATGACACCATTGACACTCGCGTTCGCGTGTGCGCTGGGTGTAATCATCTAACTCCCACAGTTCTTCATAGGTTCCGCCGTCCATCAGTTGCGCTATGGGCGGCGTGAACTCTTTGCGTATCAGCCATGGGTCATCTTTATCTATGAACTCCACGGCTAGTGTGACCAGTTTGCAGTCTGAGTCCCACTCTTCGGTCATCTTAGCCTGCCAGCGTTGGATGCCGAGGGTTGTCTCTGACGATACCCAGTCGTGACCAGATGGCTCGTCTACCCTAGACATTGAGCGCTGGTACTGCATACTGCCTTCGTCCACGATTGCGTGGGCGATAGAGTCATCACGACCCTCTTTGTTCTCAACGCAGGTCTGACAGATACTTCCACCTTGGAAGCCAGCCAGTCTGTCACGCTCGATGACCATGCATTCGTAGCATGTGTTTGTGACGGTCATACCGAGTGATTCGGACATTGTTTCCTCTCTGTGTTATCCATCTGATAACTACATCAGTCAGACCATCATGCTGGAGGGAGTTGTCAAGCCATAGTTTTATCATGGCTTGATGACGGAAGGAAAGCATGATAGTTCTACCCCACTCTAGGTGGGCAGACTAGTGGGAGCAGTAGCCACAGAATGTTTTTTATTCTGTCTACCCCCCTAGATATATCATTTAAGTAGCAGGCAGACTGACACTACAGACAGTCCCGCTGCTATAGCAGTACTGCACGGCAGTATTGACAAATCTGTGGGTCAGTATGACCCCAGGTTTGTTAATTTGCTTGTCTTTTACATTAGGTATCTCTACCTATAAATATTTCTGTATATAGTTACAGGGGGCATATACAGTCTGACCAGCACTTTTATAAATAGTTCTGTAGAAATAGTTCGTTTGACCTGTTTGAACGGATTAATACTATATAGAGACTAAAATATATTCGTAAGTCTTTTTAGAGCCTTACTCATACTGTTACAGTATACTGTACAAATATACATCTGTAGGGCGGGACAATACTGTTCACAGGTAGCAATTGCCCTATCATGCGGGAGTCACCTCTCACAGAAAGTGACACTCTTGGTAGGGGGCTAGAATGGGACGAGACTGTAAGCATGCTGGATGATGCACTGGATTACGTATCCAGGGAGGGGGTTCGATTCCCTGAACGGTTCATGACAACCATGGCTAGCATAACTTTTAGATGGGACACTAATGGCAACACCAGCGCATAAGGGATTTAAGAAGGGCGGGGAACACCACCTCGCAAAGGGTGTCGCCCAAGCCAAGGCAGATGTTTTAGAGAAGGTAAGGCAGGGAGTATCTGTCCAAGCCGCTATGGTCGCGGCGGGAAAGAAGCCCGATACGGTACGTCAATGGATGAACCGTGACCCTGAGTTTGCCCGTAATCTGGAAGAGGCTAAGGAGCAAGGCTCTAAGCAATCCTTCGATGCCTTGGGGCTTGAAAAAGAGTCAGTCCCATTTGCTGAGTTCTCTAAGATGTTTTTTGACCAGACAGTCTTCCCCCATCATCAAGACTGGGTAGACCTACTGGAGGGGCGCGAACCTACTTGGTTGCACCCTAATATGATTTATGAGCCAGGAGAGAGCAACCGCTTCCTTATCAACGTGCCCCCTGAGCATGCTAAATCCACGGTCATCACCGTGAACTATCCAACTTACCGCATTGCCCTCAATCCCAACATCCGCATCATTGTGGTATCAAAGACATTGAACAAGGCACGCGAGTTCGTATACGCTATCAAGCAACGATTGTCACATCCCCGCTGGCTCAAGTTACAGACCGCATACGGTCCTGAGGGCGGTTGGAAACAAGACGCAGATACTTGGCGTACCGATACTGTCTATCTTGGCGGCGATGCGCGTAATTCTTCTGAGAAGGACCCAACGCTTCAGGCGCTAGGTATGGGCGGTCAGATTTACGGTGCCCGTGCTGACCTGATTATCCTTGACGACTGTATTACTACTGCTAACGCCCACGAGTGGGAGAAGCAGATGGACTGGCTACAGAAGGAAGTTATTACCCGTTTGGGTAAGAACGGTAAACTTCTAGTAGTAGGGACACGAATTGCGGCAAACGACCTTTACAAAGAACTTCGTAACCCTAAGCACTGGTCTGGCGGTAAGACACCGTTTACTTATATGGGTATGCCTGCGGTTCTTGACTATGCTGAGAAACCCGAGAACTGGACAACCCTATGGGCTGAGTCGGATGTTCCGTGGGACGGTGATTCGGATACTCCGAAAGCAAATGGATTCTATCCTAAGTGGGACGGACCAGCGTTATTCAAAAGACGTAGCGAAGTCACGCCATCAACATGGGCTTTGGTCTATCAACAAGAAGACATTATGGAAGACTCAATCTTCCCCCCAGTCCTTGTACAAGGAAGCACCAACGGGATGCGCAAAAGAGGTCCACTACGGGCAGGGGCAGTGGGACACCCACCACAAGTAGAAGGTCACACTGTAATTGGCTTTGACCCTGCTATGGCAGGGCATGCTGCATTTGTTGTGTGTACCTACAACAGAGCAGATGGAAGAATCTATGTGCTTGATTGTGTCAATATGGAAGACCCAACACCACAAAAGATTAGGGCAGCAATTGAAGAACTCGTCATTAGATACAAACCACAAGAGTTCCGAGTTGAAATCAACGCCCACCAGAAAGCCTACTCACTCGATGACGACTTGCGAAACTGGCTTGCTGCATACGGCGTACGCCTTGATGCACACTTCACAGGGAAAAACAAATGGGACACTTCGTTTGGTGTTGCGTCAATGTCTAACCTCTTTGGCACTGTCCGTGAAGAGAAGTTCCAAAAGAACAACATAATTGAATTACCTTCATCAGAAGGTTCTGAAGGTATCAAGGCTTTAACGCAGCAGTTGCTAACGTGGAAGCCTGAGACTAGAGGTAAGACAGATACAGTTATGGCTTTGTGGTTTGCGGTTATTCGCATCCGCGAACTCATGCAATCAGCAAGTAGAACTTCTATGTATGCCAGCAACCGCTGGGCTACAAGAGCACAGATGGAACGCAGAGGCGCAGTGAATCTCGATGAGATGTTTGCTGAGCAATGGCAAGAAAACTACGGATAAGGATTACTAGATGCTAAGTATGGACCAGATTGGTGCACGTGTACAGACACTACGCTACCGTGCGCATGGTCGTGACCAGCGCAATGGTGATGTCCAGATGGTACGTCAAGGAAAGATTAGTCAGGTATACCCTAACTTTTTCCCCGATGGTATTGACCAGAACGTAGTTGCTAACTTTATTGACATTGTTGCACGTGACTTAGCAGAAGTTATGGCACCGCTTCCAGCGGTAAACTGTTCAGCAGTTAACAAGACCAATGACCGTGCTCGTATCTTTGCGGACAACCGTACTCGCATTGCTAATAACTATTTCTTGCACTCTGATTTGCAAGTACAGATGTATAACGGTGCGGACATGTACATCACATATGGATTCCTCCCGTTCATTATTGAACTGGATGAAGAGGCAAAGTTGCCACGCATCCGACTAGAAAACCCAGTGGGCGCTTACCCAGAGTTTGACCGCTACGGACGTTGCGTTGCCTTCGCTAAAAGATACTCAATGACACTAGGTGAACTCGTTGCTCAATTCCCTGAGCATGAATACGAGTTGCTTGGTAAGTTGGGTTGGAAACAAGACCTCAATGGAATGATTGAGATGATTCGTTACTATGATGCAGACCAAACAGTTCTGTATCTACCATCACGCAACAACATGTTGCTTTCTCATGCGGCTAATCCAATTAAGAAGATGAACGTAATCATTGCAAAGCGTCCTTCTGTTGATGGAGAACTACGCGGACAGTTTGATGATGTACTTGGTATTCAGTTACTTCGCAACCGATTTGCATTACTTGCAATGGAAGCAGCAGAGAAGTCAGTACAAGCACCAATCGTTCTGCCACAAGATGTTCAAGAACTACAACTTGGTGGAGATGCTGTCATTCGTACGGCTAACCCACAGGGTGTACGCCGTGTGGAACTTACATTGCCACAAGGTGCATTTACTGAACAGAACTTACTTAATGAAGAACTGCGCGTAGGCGCACGTTATCCAGAGTCTCGTACTGGAAATATGAATGCAAGTGTTGTCACTGGACAGGGTGTACAAGCACTACTAGGAGCATTCGATACACAGATTAAATCTGCTCAGGCTATCTTCTCAGCAGCACTACGCGATGTAATCGCGCTTTGCTTTGAAGTAGATGAGATGTTCTTTAATGTTGAAAAGACAATTCGTGGTGTTGATGCTGGTTCACCGTATGAAGTTAAGTACTTACCAAGCAAAGACATTAAGAAAGATTATTCTGCAGATGTAAGATACGGCATGCTGGCTGGTTTAAATCCAGCACAGGGTCTTATCTTTATGATGCAGGCACTTGGAGGGGGACTCATC